CACGAGCCCTAAAGATTACGGGAGACATTGTGGCCGAATGGATTTCTAAAACCACAGAAGTATTTGGCGGTCCGAGAAAGACCATCGTGTTTTGTGCGGGAGTAGCTCACGGGGAAGACCTGGCCAGGAAATTTAGGGAAGCAGGATATAACTTCATGTCGATCTCCTATAAAGAGGACGACGATTTAAAGAAGAAGATCATTGAGGACTTTTCCAAGCCCGATACGACGATTGATGGACTGATAGCTACAGACATACTCACCAAAGGATTCGACGTCCCAGATGTCATGATAGGGGTCTCCGCAAGGCCATTCTCTAAGTCTTTATCCTCTCATATTCAACAAATGGGTCGGGTGATGAGGAGCTCAACCAATAAAAAGTTTGCGTTGTGGTTAGATCACTCAGGTAATTTCCTCAGATTCAGGGCTGACTGGGAGGATATTTTTGAGAATGGGGTAACAGAGTTAAATGACACCAAAGAAAAAGCCAAAAAAGAACCGACAAAAGAAGAAAAAACTGCAGCCAAATGCCCAAAGTGTGGCCATGTCTGGCCTATGAAGTCAGACGAATGCCCCGCCTGTGGACATAAAAGGGTACGAAAAAACATGGTTCAGGTTGTGTCAGGGTCACTTCATGAGATCGATAGTGGTGTCAACGTTGACACGAAGCAGAAGTTTTGGTCAATGCTTCAATGGCATGTAAGGCACAAGGGTTGGAGTGAAAGCCGAGCGTTTGCTACTTATAAGCAAAGGTATGGTGCTTGGCCTAAAGGTTTACACAATCAACCCACTCCTCCAGATGCAGACTGCGAGCGGTATATATACAAGAGCATCAGGGCGTATCTGTATAAGACAGGGAGAATCAAATGAGCGACTTTATAAACTTTGCCAGAGAGCACGGCATCTTGATCGACTCAATTCCTCCGCTTGGGTCTTGGAAAAGATTCCCCACCGAAGATCACCCCAACAGTCGAAATGGTGCGGTGAAATATATGGGAGACCATGCATTCATTCAGAACCATGCGCTAATGCAAGAGGTCAAAGTGTGGAAGGGGGATCAGCCAATGGAGCGCGGGCAATTGATCGACTTGGCAAAAAAGGCAGAAGAAAAAAGGCAAAACGGGTATAGACGGGCTATTGGTAAAGCAACACATATACTCAATAGTTCTAAACGCGAGCTTCACCCTTACCTTAAAAAGAAGGGGTTTCCAAGTCAGAAAGGGTTTGTTTGGCATGATTTACTTGTAGTCCCAATGCGAATAGGTGAAAACCTGTGCGGGTGTCAGCTGATTGATCCACTTGGAAGTAAACGATTCCTCTCTGGGCAACAAACCAATGGCGCGGAATTAGTGATTGACAACAAGGGGCGGGATTTCTTGGTCGAAGGATACGCTACCGGCCTATCCTTGAGAAACGCACTTAGACACTTAAAGATGAGGTATAGGATACACATTTGTTTTAGCGCGGGGAATATAAAAAAAATCGCCACCAACTTAGATGATCCGATGATCATTGCTGACAACGATCCTGCAGGTGTCAACGTTTACACCACTCTCAATCTACCTTATTGGCTGAGCCCAGTAGAAGGCGAGGACTTTAACGACTTCCAGATGAGGGTTGGAGTAGAGGAATCTGCGCTTCAATTGAGCTTAGATTTATAAAGAGAGGGGTGAACATAGATGTTTGCCCCATTCATGGATGCACTTTTGAGGGTAGACATGATCTCAAGACCCAGTTTGATCACATCTTCACCCTCTCCAATGATATCGCTCAAAGCATACACCAGTCCGTTATCTTCTTGGACGAGGTGTATGATGAAGCTAGACTTGTTCGATTGCGACAATGGTCATCCTTTTATCTGGATAGATGCGTGCTGTATCGAGCATGGATTTCAGCGCCACCTTCTTGGATGGAGCGCTGATTTCCATTTTAAACTCTATACCACTTAAATGAAGTGTTATTCTATATCTCATATCTCATCGAGACTGTATAAAATTTCAGCATCATAAGTCTCAAAATCTGATATTTGATCTACGCTATATAAGTCTGGATCGAGTTCCCCTGCGGTTTCATACGCATCTTCTTCGTCATATGCGTTAATAAAAACATGGCCGTAAGTTGTGAACTTGGCGTAAACTGCGTACCTTTTTTTAAGTTGCGTCATGGTTTGTCTCCAGTTCTTTTCTAAACATCAGGCCAAATCGAATACCTGCGTTAAAACTGGAGTAGTTATCCAGTAGCCCAGTCGTGTATTCATCTGGCTCTAGCAGATCGTCACAGTCCAATATAAACTGACGCACCACCCGCTTGGGTGCATCGCAGATATTAGCGTTGTAGTGTTCTTCAAATGCTTTTTCCACTTCAGTTAGTTCTCTCATTTTTTAATATCCTCATTGATTAGGTTTTCAGCTTCTTCTTCAGTATCAAAGGTGTTATCCCCTTTTTCATTTTCTAAGTATTCATCTAGAGTTCGGTTATAGGCCATGAATCCTTCATCGGTTTTAAGGACTTCATATTCATGCGCTTGCATATAAAACTCTAAATCCTCGGGGCTTAGGTGCGTGATAATGTACTCAGCCATCCACACCTCTCCATTGGAATAAAACCGGTCATAGACCCGATTAAGGTTCTTCTTTCCGTACTTGTCGGTTAAGTCAATGATATTCATTATTCATTCTCCTCGTCTATTACCTTGACAGTTTTAGATAAAATCCTAAAAAATCTACAGTTATCCGTGACAACAACACCATCTTCTTCGATTAAAAAGTAGGCGGTGATATTGAATTTATCGTCATCAAACCAAAAATTGAGGTCATACATAACCCCATCGACCTCAGTCGATCCCCATGATTCCGAGTCGGAGTACATTTCCGGATCGAGTTCCTGCGGTGTCAACTTGGCTAAAATCTTAGCCCTGAGCATTGGGTCTACTTTTTCATACTGGCACTCACAATCCCAAGTGTTACTTGTAGGTGAGTTGCATTTTGTACAGGTCATAATTTCTCCTTTGATTTACTTAAAGAACAGACAAATACTTTTTTAAAACCATGTAGTCGCTTCTGGGGATTTCAGTCGATCCATAATCATGTATCAGAGTTCCTTCAGACCAAAATCCGTCATGGGACTCGTCCCAGTCTTCTTCTTCTCCACCGCGCCAAGTCATTGCAACAAGTCTTGAGTAAAGATCTGGATCTTTTGCGGTTTCAAATAAGTACTTTGTTTCGTATTCAAAATCCCCGTTGCACTCTTGAATTGTTCCTATGTAGTATCTAGTCATTTTTTTCCCCTTGATTTACTTGGATTAACTTGCAAATACTTCTTTAGCCAATATTTCGGTTTCCACCAGTCGATTGCACGCATTTAACGTGAGCATCATTACATGATAGGCTTGCGCTCTATCATGGCGCGGTAAGTTTTCTATAAACTCTTGCACTTCGGCAAGGGTTAAAGTTGCCCACATTTCGGTTTTTGGGATTGGGTTTTGAATAATGTTGTACATAATTTCCCTTTGATTTACTTGGATTTACTTGAAGAGTTCAGCGGTATCAGAAAACGGGATTTTGAGGTCTCGCATCGCGGAAATAATCGCACAATGCGCGTCTTCTAGGGGATCGTTTTCATATCCCTTCGCATCAAATAAGTAGTCCGAAAGTTTTAATTCTACTAGTTGTATTTTTTGGATTGTTTGTTGTGATAATTGCATAATTTCCCCTTTGATTTACTTGCAGTTGATTTACTTGGAATTTTTCAGGTGTCAACGTTGACACCTGCGCCGAAAACGACGCCAAAAACCCTCGAATTAAGGGTTTGAAGCGGGTTCTTAGGCTTCGGTGCGCCCTCGCTCCACCAGAAAACGGGCGCGTTCTACGTCTCCGGCGCGTTCTTTTGCGAGCATCTCCCGAATAACCCGAGCGCGTGCCAGTCGTTCGAACTCGTTTTTGGCCTTGGCATATCTATACCCTGCTTCAATGTAATCGTGTTCGGTGTGTTCCATTGTTTCCCCTTAATGCATCAAATAGGATACGGGTTTAGCAGTCCAACAGGCGCGACAATCCCCGCATTCTCCGGCTTGCTCTGGGGCTTTGCAAACAAGGCCTAGGGGCTTTTTGGTGTGGACATTTGAGGTGGTTATCCCTTTGACATTTTGAAGGCTTTTAGGCACGATTACGGGCTTATCTGGATACATACCGGAGAGTCGCACAATCAGATTTTTAGGGATAACTCCACCATTGGAAATAAACTCTTTAATAATTGAATATTCCCGAGTCGGTAGCCAATGGCGCGTTTTAGGTGTCAACGTTGACACTTGAACTATTTTCTCGAAGTGCTCAAGGCTTTGTAAATCTCCGGAGTCATGCCACCTAAAATAAGCATCAAGGCCGATTAGAGCGACCATAGCGTCAACCCAAGCCGGACTAGTAAGCGAGTCCAAGCGAGCGAACTGGGCGGGTTTAATCGTGTTTTGGTAACGCGCGTAATTCCCTTTATTGGCAAAACAAAAAGAACAAATTGATCCTTCTATTTGCGACATTTTGAAGCCGGTCGTGCACGCTTCAGTAGGTAGACTGTAAGACTTACAGGGCATTTTGCTAGTTTCAGTTAGTCCACCGGTCAACATCGATGCATCTTTTTTTAACATGATTGTTTTCATTATTAAACCCCTAAAAATAAACGAAAATTAAAACTATCATATGAGCGGATTTTTGATCTTTTCTCGCGAGCGCAAAATTCTTTAAGTTTTAAAGTAATTCCGGCTTTGTCTAGTGCTTCATAAAGCCGGCTTAAATCGCAGTCCTCTTCGAGATATACGTTATCTTTTCTCAAATAAGAGTAAGGGCTTATTTGATCGACAATGTTAAGTTTTTGGAGTAATGATAATTTGGCTTTAACCCAACCATGGCCCGAGTCTTGATAGTAATTGAGTGTTAGTGTTTTCATTGTTTCCCCTTTGATTTGCTTGTTTAAAGTAAGTCGAACACATAATCCGGTTCAAGTCCGAATTCTTCTAATAAGATTTCTTCGGGATCATCTCCGGAGTAAATCCGTTCGCGTGCTTCGGCGATAAACTCTTCGGCTTCGGCTTCAGTTAGTTTGTCCCTGTTCATTAATACTTGTTTTAGTGATTGCATGATGTTTTCCTTTATAGTCCGTAGTTGATCATTTCCACAATATCCCGAAGGGCGGTGTAGTGCCCGAAAGCGTAAGCCCTTAAAAAGTCGTTATCCTCAATTTGACTTGTTCCGTTGTTAGGATCAAATTTAAATGTTTTCTCAAGTCCATCAATTTGATGCTCCAGTCGTTCGATTAGGTTATTTTTTGAAAATCTCATAATTTCCCCTTAGAGTGTTAGTGAAAAGAAATAAGCAAACATACAAGCGAGCGCCAGTAGAACTATCCATTCGATTAGTCGTTTCATAATTTAAGTAACTCCGGTGCGAGTTGTTCGATTTCATAACCCAAGGCCTTGATCGATTTAAGGGTTTCAAGGGTAAGGGTTTTAGTCCCTGCGATGCGGGCGAAAAGTTTAGATTTACAGCAAACTGGGTGCGCGGTGGTTTGCCCGTATTGGTTTTTGAGTTCAATTGTGATTTTCATAATTTCCCCTTTGGTTGTGGTTAAAAGATATTACTAAAACGCCCTTATCATATCTCGGGTTGACAATTTCATGTTGAATAGTTTCTATGAGGTTCGGTGTATTGATAGCTGAAACCTATCGGGTGTCAACGGATGACACTTGGCGCCGGAATCAGTCTACTGGCCTAATGGATCTAGACAAATAAGCTATTAATGTGATCTAATGCGTTATGTTTAACGTTCTGCTAATTATCGAACAATGGAAACAATGACTAAACCATCACGCAAGGCCATGAGAGAAGCGCTCAAAGGGCAAACAATACAAAGCATTCTAAGAGTGCCCAAATCAACCCTAACCGCTAAACAAGCGAAGTTTGCCGAAGAGGTAGCGAAGGGAGAGACAAAGTCAGATGCATACCGGAAAGCGTACAACACCAAGGCCAAACCAAATATCGTCAACTGTGATGCAAGCAAGCTATCAAGGCATCCTATGGTCTCCAATACCATCGAAGCCATACAACGGGCTAACGAAGCGATGAAATACCAAAACGCTGAATCCCTGCGTTCTTTAGCTATTACTTCCCTCGTGGCAGTGCTAACCGATCCTGACTCGAAACCCCAGGTTAAAATCCAAGCGAGTAAAATCATTGGCCAAATAACAGAGGTTAGTTTGTTCACGCATCGTAGTGAAACAAAGGTAATCCACTCAAGCGAAGACATCAAGACTAAGATCATAAGAGAGATCCAAGCATTAATGAATGAACAAGCCGAAGATGTAATAGAGAATGACGCGACTACTTTATTGGAAGAATTGAGTACTAATTCATTAATTTCCGAGGATCAAGACCCCACTATTACCCCATGCCCCACTTTTTTAGAATCGGGGGCCCTGGACAATTTGCATACTATTCCATCCGAACGATCCAACGAAAAATCGTTTTCAGCTGTCAACGTTGACACCCGGAATGTGGACGAGAGTGACCCACTCCTCGTAGATGGGGATACCCCCCTTAGCAAATGATGGCTAAAGTTGAAAAAAAATATATAAAAAAAATATTCATTAACCCTGTAATGACGGCGAAGAAAGCTGACTATAGGGAAGATGAAGTAATGGAGATGGAGATGACGCCTGTACAGAAAGAGGTATTCTTATATATAGATGAGTATTGGAAGAAGTTTGGGTTTGCGCCTACTTATAGAGAGATAGCTGCTTTTCGGAAGAAGAGTAGTTTGGGGAATATACATATGACGATTAAGCGCTTAGTCCGGCTCGGGGTTTTAAAGCAGGTGAAGGGTATGGAGAGAAGCGTTAGACCTGTTTATATTAACTTTAGGAATCTAGAGTGAAGTTAGATGACTTGTTAGGGCAGTTGGATAAAGAGGACGCTGAGGCGCTCTTGGGGCAAGTCACGGAATATAAGGAAGCACTGGAGCGGGAAAAGGCGCAGTCTAGCTTTTTATACTATGTGAAGAAGATGTGGCCTGGGTTTATACATGGACGACACCACGCAGTGATGGCAAAAATGTTTGAGAGAGTGGCTAGTGGTGAATTGAAGAGACTGATCATTAACCTTGGCCCAAGACATACCAAATCAGAGTTTGCGAGTAATATGTTTCCCTCGTGGTTCTTGGGTAAATTCCCGAATAAGAAGGTGATCCAGAGTTCTAATACGGCTGACCTTGCTGTGGGATTTGGTAGGAAGGTGAGGAACCTCGTTGATTCGGAGCAGTACCAAGCTGTATTTCCCGGGATAGGATTACAAGCAGATAGTAAAGCCGCAGGTAGGTGGAGTACAAATAAGGGAGGGGATTACTTTGCGATCGGTGTAGGTGGTACGGTTACAGGTAAGGGTGCTGATCTATTGATTATCGACGATCCTCATTCGGAACAAGAAGCTAGAGCGGCGAATAACGATCCAGCAGTATTTGATTCGGTCTATGAGTGGTATACGTCAGGACCGCGTCAACGTTTACAGCCAGGCGGTGCTATTGTCGTTGTGATGACCAGGTGGTCGGACAGAGATTTGACGGGCAGGATATTAAGAAGCTCAAGCGGTGAAGATTGGGAAGTAATAGAACTACCCGCAATTATGCCGAGCGGACAACCTCTATGGCCTGAATTCTGGCCCCTCGATGAACTGTTAGCCGTTAAAGAAGAGATTGGAATATATAAGTGGAACGCCCAGTATCAACAAACACCGACAGGGGAAGAAGGGGCTATTGTTAAAAGGGAATGGTGGAAGAGATGGAAAGAGAGTAGACCACCTCCTTGTCAATTTATAATACAAAGCTGGGATACGGCATTTACCAAATCAGAGCGGGCTGACTTTTCAGCCTGTACGACATGGGGTGTATTCCATTTAAATGAAGACCCTAACGATGTGAATATCATGTTGCTAGATTGCTACCGGGATAAATTTGAATTCCCAGAATTAAAGGCAGCTGCTCTTGAAGGATATAAAGAGTGGCAACCAGATGCGTTTGTTGTAGAAGCCAAAGCAGCAGGTGCTCCATTGATATTTGAGTTGCGTAGAATGGGTATCCCAGTAAGTGAGTACACACCTACAAGAGGTAATGATAAGTTTGTACGCTTAAATAGCGTGTCAGATTTATTCAAATCAGGTAAAGTATGGGCTCCTGATAAGCATTGGGCGGATGAGCTCATTGAAGAGATAGCACGATTTCCAAATGCGGAACACGATGACTATGTGGACAGCAGCAGTCAGGCGCTGATAAGATTCAGGCAAGGCGGATTTCTTCGGCTAGAAACAGATGAGCCGGATGAGCCGCAATACTTTAGACGCAAGAAAGCATACTACTAGGAAACATTATGGCCACAAATTTTGACAGAGCATTGTATTCAGAAGTACCACCATTGGACGTTTCAGATGGCCCAGATGTTGAAGTTCATGTAGAAGAACCAGAAGAACAAACTGGTATAGGCGGTATTGAGATTAATCTATCCAGCAGTTTATCAATTGATCATACAGATGATTTCTATGCTAACTTGGCCGAAGAAATTGATGATGGAGAACTTAGTTCTATAGCCGGCGATTTAATGGAGCAAATTGACGCTGATATACATTCTAGGAAAGATTGGTCAGAAACCTATGTAAAAGGTTTAGAAGTTCTAGGAATGAAGTATGAGGAGAGAACTGAACCTTGGAATGGTGCTTGCGGCGTATTCTCTACGGTATTAACGGAAGCTGGTATCAGGTTTCAAAGCGAAACAATTACGGAATGCTTCCCTGCTTCAGGCCCGGTAAAGACTGCAATCATTGGTGCTATTGATCAATTAAAACAAGAAGCAGCCGAGCGCGTTCAAGAAGACATGAATTAC